CATATATTCTTTCGATAATATGATTTAAGGCTTGCTTTTTAGTCAAACCTTTTTTGTTCATTACAAGCTGTATTAGACCTACTTCATCGTCGTCATATACTCCATCATACTCTTGAGTCTCTGCATTTTTAGAGTTGACTGTGCTGATAATTAAGTTGTCTACTTCTCGATCTACACTCTTTAGATAATTATTAGTACTGACTCTATCGTATGTATTTAAAGTTTCTTCTTTTGCTTTAATAAGTGATGGATATAGTTCCTTAAGAAAATGTCTACGAAGATCTCTACTTTGTATATTTAAGCCTTTAGCTTGGGCATCCATGAAATATTTAGTAACAATATTTTCAATAATATCGTCTGCACCTTCTACAGCTTCCAACCTTGTTGCCTTGTTAAGTAGATTTCTACCTTGTACTCTATTCTTAAAACCACTGACTGCAAAATCATTATAGTTTCGTCTAAACTCATTTGACTCTAAAGTCTCGAGGTCTGGCGCATATCTTGCTTTTAGAAACTCATAGATCTGTGGATCACCGTCAGCCATTTCTCGCAAAGCAGCTTCTTTTTCAGCATCATTCATGTCAAGCTTCTTTTCTTCAAATTCTAGAAACTCGTTTTGTTTAGTTTTGTAAAGATTCTTAGCAAACTTAAGTGTTTCACGTGCTTCTCTATTTCTTTCACGTGCTTCTTGATACTGAGCTACTGTACCTACGAGCTGATTAAGGCCACTAAGATTGTCGAAGAAGTTTTTTGATTTTAGTTCTTCTATGTCCCCAAGTTCTTTAAAGAATCTGTCTTGGTCTTTTATATTAGTGTCAATCTGTCTATTGACTGCCTCTTCCATGTTAGCTTCGGTAGAGGCGTAGTTACTAATCGGTAAGTCAGGGATTCTGTCCCTTTCTGTACCGACTAGATTAGAAAATGATGATGTCATAATTTATTTTCCAAAGATACCTCTAAATCCACCACCGGCACTAAAACCTTGTAAGCCAGTTGCAACACCAACCACTTGGCTAGCAATTTGTAACGCACCACCAAGTCTATTTGTTGGAGGTAACATAACTGGTGCACCATACTCTGGTCTGATACCAAGAGCTTCTCGTGCTGAGGCTTGTTTAGATTGGAATACACGTGTAATACCTTGTTGTGAGTACGCCATATTACGTCCAAGCACATTTTGTATGGTACTCTCGACTTCTGCACTTTTAGCAAGTAAGCCTTGATATTTTAATTTACCAAATCGTCTACTTCGACCACCTTCATCTACAGACATTGTAGCAAAGTAAGCTCTTGTAGCGTCTTCAGTTCTTTTTCTACCTTTTCCTATGGTAGCTACAGCTTGTGCATAAGCATCACTTTGATCTCGTGATAAACCTATGACATTTTGATTCTGTGTTCTTTCTAGGGTTGTCTCTCTGTTAAAAAATTTGAGAGCTTCGGACTGATATCGGGCATCTTTAGCAGCAGCTTGCTGTCTAGCTTGTGCCCTTGCCCCTGCATTAGCGTCTACGCACACGGCAAAATTCAATAAATGTTACATTGTTTGGCCCATGTTCTAACTTACGTAAAAACTTGAAGCCAAGAAACTTTAGCAGTTTTAAATGTGCCTTGTTTCTACTGTCAACTATATTCCAAAGGAGGGGCTCAGGTCGGCTATCGACATACCGCTTTGCCTCTCTTGCAAATGTAATTGGGTATCGGTGTATATCAGGAGTGCATAGCATCCATATATCACCTTCTTTTCCTACTCCAGCCATGCCAGCAGTCTTGCCGTCAGGCACTGTAAAATACACGTAGGATGGGTTGTGACACATCAAAGCAGGGAGAAGGGCAGATGGTATCCCATGCCCCTCTTCGACTTCTCTGCGGTCATCTGGACGTAAATTAGAGGCAACCTGTGTGGCAGCCTCCGTTGTAAGTGGGTGTATGTAATCAGACACGTTTGTAATATTTGGGTGAGTAGTCACCTTCCCAAGACAACGCACGTAGCGTAGCAGGGGCAGGGTGAGATGATCGTAGTGTTACATCTACGTTTGTATTTTTTTCGTACACAGGTACGGTTTGTATATGTTCTTCTAAGTATGGTGCTCTTGACGCATTGTAAATATCCATAATAGGTGACTCATACACCTCTGTATAATCATTTTTACCTACACGTTCAAGTGTGGTTTCGTATAAACCTACTTTTCCAAAGTGTAACTTAAGTCGATGTAAGACTAATGATGAATTTACATCAGATCTAGTAGCATTACCGACTTGTCTAGTTGCATAAAAGGTAGGAAACTTTACTTCGTATGGATATAGATAACCTATTGTAAGTGTGACACCTTGCCAGTTACCCGGTACAGTAAAACTTGTACCTGAGACTGTGCATTTAGCATATCTGCCTTGACCATTAGTAGGAGCTGGTGTACCACCTTCATCAATTACAATTAACTCATGGTTAGGTGATGTAACTGTATTCAACCAACTAACACCAGAAAAGGTAGTCAGGTTCGTAGCTGAGTCAAAATTACCACCACTAACAGTAGTAAAATTATCTACATGAAGTAGAAAGTCTACATTGTTTATACTTGTTGAAGGATCTGTGTCAGTTTGCACAAGCTTGATGCTTTGTAAATAGTAGTCACTATCTAAAAAGAAATATTCATCATTGATAATAAAATGATATATTAATGGATTGTTCAGTTTCCATTTAAACCATGCAGCCTGTTGTCTTTGTTCAGATACTTGAAAATACTTATAACCAAACACGTCGTCAGAACCTGTTTTACCAAACAATATCATAGAATTTTCTCTAGAGTTTGTGAGTAAGTCTATATCTTTTGGTAATAGTGTTGGTACAACTTTAGTTACATCTACTATGCTTGGTTCTCCTTCACGTTGTATGTTTGCCATTTCATTAAAGCGGCTAAACTTACCAGAGTTATCAACATATCCAAGTGTTGTTCCTAATGATATAGGAGATATAGTTTCACTATAATTAAACGTAGATATACTACGAAGCTTTGCAGTATCAGGGTTAAAAACTGTATCATCTGCTGCAAGTAGGAATTGTTGGTTTGTACTAAATACTACCAAACCAGTGTTAACCTCTATGCCATCGAAGAGTTCTGATGGAAACATAGATGCAGCTGATATATCTACAGGGTCACTAGCAGATACAGTCAAAGCTGTTTCATTAAAAAAGTCAGGAGTTCCTAACGTACCCGGTCGTGATGTAATGACATTTTCACCTGACAGTAGTGCTAATCTGTTACGGAAGAATAGTACTTTATTAATACGTGCACCTACAAAAGAAGGCATAGGGTTAGTTGTATCATCACCTACTCGTCTGTCTTGATATGTAAATTGTTTGACAGTAAATGTAGTTGTAGCTGTACGCTGTATTACAAGTGGCATGTTTGTAAGAGTTTTAGCTATGCCTGCTTTTGCACACTCAGACCAAGAGCCTACTCCATCCCTATCATTTGCGCCATCAAAACGAAGATAGTAGTCATCTTCATCTGACATTCTAGAGTTAGCAACTTTGACAATATACCCATTTTTACATTGATTAGGTAGATTTTGTACGTCATTAACTGAAGCTTGAAAGCATCGCATTAAGTCTTCTTCAACAACTTCTACACTAAATGGATTAGAGCTAGAAAGATATATGCCTGTTCCTATATGTTTGCCTGTAACACCTGATGGTAGCTCCGCTATAATACCACCAATAATAGTATCAGCAGTAACAGCTGTATCAGCATCAAAAGGTGTAGGTTCCGGTCTGATAAGACCGTCTCCGGCAGAAGAAACTGTAGCGTTAACATCAGTAGATTCATGATCTTCTACTCGTATAGTATAGTTAAAACCTTGCATAGTTACAGTAGTTGTATCTCCTGTAACCCAACCTTCACCACCATGTAGTAATACAACTTCTCTGTTGTAGCTACATCTGTAGTTACTGCCACCCGGTCCATTAGCACTAGCACTATAGTTAGGGCTAACACCTTGCTGACCTAAAGTATTGAGTCTAAATATTAAGTTTGTTTTACTACCAGAGTCTACACTAAATACTTCTGTACCTATACCGGGGCAGTCTCCTGTACCATCGCCTTCATTAAGTGTATCACTATTAATTTTAATACGTGTAGCACGAGTTAGTGTAGTAACTGTAGCACCATTGTTAATGTTTAAACCGTATTGTCTACCATTTTCTGTACGTAATAATTCTACGAAACCGAAGTGAGTATCTGGTGGAGAATCTGTAGTTCCCGTTGTCCCAACGAGAGTGTTAGCATTAGTAGTATCACGGTTGGTAACAAAAGTCGTATCATTAATTGTTAAGAACTGTAAGTTTTCTGGTGTGCTTGTAGCTAGGTAGTTTTGTATAGCTGTTTGACCACCTGTGCCATAGGCTGTAGTCATTAGTTGTCCATCACTACAACGCCAGACTCTGACTTGACCATCAGCAGCTACTTGTCCTATATAAGATCCTTCTGTCTCATCACGAAAGTAATGGAACCACGAACCTCCACTCTGTACACTAGATAGTGCATTAGTACCTATGCGTTTAGCACCCGGTCTCTTAAATAGACCTTTTGTTAGATCTGGTATTGCGTTTGTTACCTCTGATACCTGACCGGGAAACTTAAGCTGATCAGGCTGTTCTGACATTCCTAGTGAGTATTGAGGGATAGTTTGTGTGATACTTGCCATTATCTTCTAAGGTTTCTCCAAGGTTGATAGGTTTGATATGCGGTATCGTCTTCAAATCCAAACATACTGTGGTCAGCCTGATTGCACTCATACTCCATAAGAGCAGCTCGAGCAAGAGCTTCTTGTTGAGCTAGCAGTTGGACTAGCTGAGGATTTGCAACTAGCTTTGTAGCAGCAACCCTAGATGCTCTGTATGTTATGTATCTTCTAAAGACAATAGGTAAGTCTTCAAAATTATATAGTCTGACAACATCAAGATCTAAGTCAGTTGTAAATACATCTGTATGATCTTGCTTGTCATATATAAATCCATTACGACGTACAAGGTTGTGTGTACGACGTACTTGGTTTTCATGTAAGTCCATAGACAGTATATCGTTACCAATAGCTATCTTACCAGTTACAGAATCTGGTGAATATTTTACATGTTTTTCTGTATTATAATGCCACCCCTCTGCTTGTGTATCTACGTTAGCATCACGGAGTAGGTTGTAAATCATTGCTACTTCTGGATTATCAAAGTTTAGAGTAGTCAATGGTGATTGCCCGATAGCTCCCAGTATTGAGTTAACTGCGGATAGTTCGGTATCGAGGTCAATAGTTGTGGAAGCCATAATAAAAAAAGGGGAGCCGAAGCCC